AGTTAAAAATTTTGGTAAAAGCCTTGCCCTTGCTGCTTCGAATTCAGTTCCGGCTTCAATTCCCATTTCAGGTTTACTAATAGAAACCTGTCCCTTCATAGCTTGAATAAAAGCCCTATAAGCATTGGGCATACTATTAAAGGCATCCTTATAATAATCTGAAATGTTGTTAATGTAATATTCTCTTTCCTTACCAGACACAAGAGATCGAAAATAATCAATCGCCCCCCTGGTAGCAATATCGGTGGGTCTGGTAAAAAAAGTCATCATGGTATTGGTTCCAATATTTCTTTCTTGGGTTTGAATTCCAGAAAGCATATTTTGATACCGATAAGCGTCGATCATTTCCGAAATACCAGGAGGTACTTTTTTTGCTACATAATCAATCAATCCCAAATTAGCATTGATCTTTTCTATTCCTTCTGGCATTTGATCAATCCGATTTTTTTCTCGAACTAAATAAGTTTTATCATCCTTGGTTAATGTCACCCTTTTGGCCCCAAGTCGAATATCAATCCAAGTTCTATTGGCATTTACTTTGTCAATCTGTTTCTCAGCCCATCGAATAAATGTGGCTGGAGTCACCTGACCCCATAAAGAAGCGGTTCGCATTAATCTTCCAATATCAGTCAGGGTATAAGTAAAAGAATCTATAACTTCAGCAGCCCTGGTAAAATCACCCTCGGCCTGTAATTTTCTCATTAAGGAAATGGCAACGTAACCCTCTTCGTTCACAGGAATCTTATTCGAACGGAGATCTTCTATGGCTTGCGTTGTTTTTTCCGGCGTAGAAATCCTGAATTCAGCTTTTTGAAATTGTTCCTTGTCATGTAAGACTTCGTAATCTTCGGGTCGTATCTCTTCTACTTTTTGTTTTAATTGTTCCTCCGTGGATAGGGATTCCTTGACGGTCTGAATGAATTTTCGGGGCCTCATCTCCGGTTCTGTCAAACCACCGGAGCCAGGAATTCCAGCCCTTCCAGCCATCATTGCTTCTCGTTGTTCCAAGAATTGTCGATGACCCTCTTCCCTGGAAATCTCAATTCCATTTTTAAGATCATAAATAGATTCCTGATTATTTTGCTCCATCAAACGAATGGCATCCATTTTGTCAGGAACGGTTTTGGTAACGTCCAGAACCCATTCATCACCCCTTTTCCATCCACCCAAGTTATGATCAGGTAAGGTCAGAAGATCGTAATTGTCTGCAATATACTGCTTCACATCGACGTCCGAAAATTTGTCAATCGCAATTGTTCTTTCCCTTGCCTTATAAGGTGAAACGGCATATTGAGGCATACCATTCATGTCGGTGTCAGTCATTAAATCATAGGTAATCCCGCCATTAGATACCAAGTTGGTATAAAGACGGCCAATAAAATCAGGGGAAATATTGGCGACGAATTGATCCGTGAAAATCTTGTATCCCTGTTGAGACTCCGTATCCAGGGCGGCGTAACCAGCGTCTCTAACATTTCTTTCAAAAATCAACTGAATAGCTCCAGCATCTTCTGGAGAATACATTTTACCGGCCCCTACTTCAGTCCTGGCTTTCTCATAAAGCTTTTGTGCTTCGGGGGAAGAGGCCCGAAGGATAGGGCCGTTGATCCGACCAATATAAAAACCTCCAGACGGAATTACCCCCTCTTTATCAGTTGGAGATTTATAACCATAAATCCTTGAAATAAAAATTCCACCTTCTTTTTCTTTACCATAAGTTGCAGCCAATTTTTTTTCAGATCCATGGATGAGGCCCATGTGTTCTTCTGGAGATAAAATACCTTGAACCCTCGTACCGGTAGTCCTAAAGTGAACAAAGGGCTCACCAATATTAATTCCATCCTGATCCCACTTTCGTAATGTTTTTGCAGCCTCTTCTGGATATTGATAAAGAAATTGTCCATTTTTATCAATAAATCCTGGAATGATCTCTTTGTTTAATAAACCATTTTCCATAGCGATCATGGGATGGGGTTCAGTCGGATTAGTAGTTGGAGTATAAATTCTTCCCTTATACATCACTGCGGTTCCATTAATTTCTGGATGATCTTGTGGAAAGAGATCTAAATTTTCAGAGGTAATCGGATCTCTTGTAGTGGGTAAATTCCTGGCTATCTCATCCTTTTCGTCATAGACCTTTTTCTCCAATAATTTATTAGATTCTCTCCTAAGTGATTTTCTCCAATCGTTAAGACCCATTTTTTCGCCTGGAGATCCAGGAGCAAACCATGGTAATATGGCTCCGGTACCTACAGCCTTGCTTATATCCCCACCCTCTGCGGCAGCTTGAATACCCATGACCGTTCCCATGAGTGGAGATTGCAAATATTTTCGCAATGGCCCCATCGAATGAAAAATCATTCCGAGGGCCTGTCGTTCAGCCGCTTTTGTAAATGCCCCCACCCATTCATTCTCGCCTTTCTTTTGGGCCTCTATTGCTCCCTGAAGGGTAGCCCATGGAACATTCAAAAACCATTCAGCAAGTCCACCTGTGGTTCCACCAATTAATCCGCCGAAAAATTCATCGAGGTAATTAATACCAACATCATTAACCCTTTTAGCCCAATAATCAGCATGTTCTTCATATTTATCTTTAGCCTTACCCAAAATATCGTAAGTCCATCTGGCAAATGCCTGGGGTTGTTCTGCCTCGGTTTTTTTGCCCTCAACCCAATTCCTAATTTTCAGATCTTTTTCCTTGAGATACCGAAGTCCCTCTTCAAGCCCAACAACTAAATGGCCCCATGAAAGATGCCATGTCTCAGCAGCTTTATATCCTTGGGCTTGGAAAGTTCGCCCTAATTCCGCTATGGTTTCGGATAAACCATCCTCCAGGTCAACCCAAGTATCAATGGGCTTATCCTTCATATAAGATTGTAATATTGTCTGATCATCCCACCATGGCATATCGGAAAAATCTATTGGTTGTCCAGTTTTGGTATTAATTGCATCAACCACCAGATTGGGATGTCCCCCCAGTTTGAATTCTGAGGGCCAATGTCCAGATTTATCCGGTTTTGCACCAGCCCTAAATGCTGCCCGATAATCATAAAAATGTTGTGGATCATCAGGATTCGGATTCAAACCTAATTTTTTAGACCAACCACCATACCATTCCCGAAATTGTTTTTCATCGTCATACCCTTTTATATGATAATATTGATCGATCTCGACATCGACAAAACCAGCCTGTCGCAAGGCCGGTCTTTGCCTTTCAATATGCTGACTGATTTCATCTCCAGAAAAACCAGCCTGTTGTAACTGTTCGGTGGTATAGGGTGTACCAATTAATTGAGGCATTATTTACCCGTAATTCTTTTTAAAAAATCATCAAGGGATTCATTCTTATTTCTTAACGGTAAAACCTTGGGAGTTATCGGAGCCGGAGGCGGTTGTTGACCCTTCTTCTTTAATGCTTCAGCAGCGGCCTTTTCTTCTTGCATTTTTTTGATCGGCTTTATTTTTTCTTCCATTTTTTCAGCCGGACTTAACTTGAGGGATTCCCAAATTTTAACAGCCTTATTATAAATATCTATTCCCTCTAACGGTTGTCCCTTTTGTGCAGAGGTTTGAATCTCCATGTCTAAAATATTGGTTCCGGTTAAATACCTTTCCATCTCTTCCGGTGTTTGTAACAACTGCCCAAGTTTATCACGTTGGGTAACAAACTTTGATTTTAAAAATTCATAACCCTTCTTTATCCAATGATCCCTTAAACTATTTGTGTGAGCATCCAGCTTCCCCAATAATTTTTCGGCATCGTTTTCCGATAGATTTTTCTCGCTGGCATTGGCGATCATTTCAACAACCCTTCTCTTGGGTAGGGTAGTGATAGCATCCTGAAGTTCTGAATAAACTCTAAAATCGGTTTTAATGTTCGCACGATTTTTAATTTTGTTTTCCATTCGTTCTTGCCATGTATATCGTTCATCACCGGATAGATATTGCGTATTTCCTATATCTGATAGTGTCATTTTGCCAGTAGCGAATATTCTCCATAAGGCCACCTCTTCGTCATCATGTTTCTCTTGTTTAATCCTTGCCTCATCCTGTCGCTGTTGATCCTGATTAGTCTTAAAGGCTCTTTCTGCCCTTACCAGGTAATCCGCACGGGTTTTTTCATCTGCAACTTCGGGATATAAGCCTTGCATTAAACCTATGATGGCATTTCCAGGTTGCCATAAAATGTCGTATTCTAACCTTGCTTCCGCATTTCGTTGCCGTCCCGCCTTAATATCGGCCAAATATTTTGTTTCTATGGCATAGGCTTTATCCTTATCCAATGGATAGCCTTTATTGATTTCATTCAACATCTCATTCTGAAAAATCTCTGCCTGGGCCAGATCTGGAGTTTGAATAGCAAGATTTTTCCATTCATCAATATTTTTCATTGTGTCAAAATAGTAAGCATCGCGAAATCTCCGATTAGCTTCTTCTTGAGAATTGTGAAGAATCATTAATTTCCGTGAGTTCATTTTGTTTTTATACATATCTGCGGTAATGGCATCCTTGGTCATTGCAGATCTCTTCTTAACAATATCATCCCAGGCTTTTTCGGTATCCTTCATATAGTTCATGGGATTTGTGTTTGACCGATCATAACCGGTTTTAAATTCCAACCAATCCTTCTCGGTTTCGATCTGCATATTCTGAAGATCTATGTTTCTTCGCCTTTCCCGATTTTCTTTCCATAATTCTTCTCCAACCCTGGCAACCTCAACCAACCCCTTATTAATCTCTTGCATTCCGGCGGCAGCCGCCCCAATAGCCGCTTGCTCTGCATGAGTGCTTGGAACCCCTGGAAGCTCTCCTTGGGGTTTCCCAATATATTGAGCTATTTTCATTTTTCTATGCCTTTAAACCCATGTATATGGGTTATTTGACCTATGTTTAGATAGGGTCTTAACCACCAAGAATAGATCCACCGCCAAAACTACCCGAAACAGATTGTGCTATACTGGCTACCCCTTGAACGGTCTGCCCAATGGCTGCCATAGTTCCGGCCTGCTTTGCTAAACGTCCAGCCCTGTATGATTCATAGGCCATGATATTATAACTTTCCTTAGCCTTTTCTCCCCAATATCTAATCCTGGCAAGTTCCAGGTTTCCCTCTTCCATTGATTTTCGCATCACTTCTTGGGGGCTTCCCTCTTTTTGGGTAACGCCAGATGCAGAATATCGAGCCCGTTGTGTTCCGTAAAGCACGTCGAGTTCTTTACTTCTCTGTGTACGTTCTTCTTCGGCCTTTTCCAGGGCTAATTTTCCCTGTCTTTCGTAATAACTACCTTGACGATAGAGGGTTTCTTTTTGTGCAACCCCCTGTTTATAAGATGTCATAGCCCCGCTAAAACTTCCAATCGCACTCGACATTTTATACTCCAATGATTTTTGAATACATTATGTAATCATGATTGTTGAAATATTTCTTCAGTAATCCTTCTTTTTTAAATCCTAAAAATTCAACCCACCTTTTTGCAGTTACAAAATCTTTTCTTACCGTAGCCTGTAAGCGAGAAAGACTAAATGCTTGCACCGTATCAGTAATAAAGTTGCAAATAATTTGATTCATTTCAACCGAATACGGTTTTGCTTCTGGAGAAACCTTAGCCCATAATTCTGCGGTATAGGGCCATAGTAAAACGAATCCCCCACAAGCAATATATGTATCTCCAACCATTCCAGTAATTGATGGAAATTTTTCAAGAAAATAACGATTCGCTCTTACAAAAAATTCCACATCAAATTGTTCTATCTCGGCACGTTTTTCTACTGCCAAATAATGTTCTATCTTAAATGGAATGACTTTAATTCTCATTTATTTCAAGATCTCCAAAAATACACAAAACGGTTGCGGAAAGTGGTAACACTTGTTCCATTACAATTCTTCCCTCATCTTCCCATCCAGTATTTATAATATGTCGATCTCCCGTATATGGAGTAATACCGTAATCCATTGGATCTTGGGATGACCGGAACGGAACCACCTCTCCATTGATTTTTAAACCAACGGTTTCGTATAATCTCGCAAAAATTTTCGACCATTTTTTATGACTGGACATGCTTGATTGTCCCTTGGTTTCCTTCGTCTCTGGTCGAAGTGTTTTAAGATATGAATCGTAATGTTTTCCTATTTCAATACTATATGCCATGGGATCAAGATAAACCTTGCCATTTGCGTCAACTACTTGTTGTGGATACACTGCACCATCACCTACGATATCCACAATTTCTCCAATTAGATGTTCCAGACCAGATATTTCATCCACCGGTACAGACGAAACAAGATTTAAACCACAATCCACGTTGAGATATGGATCAAGATATTCAATAAAACGTTTTTCTGTTCCGTTAATTGTTCTTTTGATGGCCGCATAAACATCATCCGATCTATCAATTGGGTTTGGAATAATAGCCATACTTTCTATCATGCCATTCGTAAGATGTTGACTCCACCCTATTGCTTGTTGTTTTTGATTATAAAGAAGGGATAGAAAGTTTCCATCAGACCTTCTTGCCCAAATCAAAGGACTATATCCACGTTGGTAATTCAGTTCCATAATGCCAGGTCTGGTTAAATGATCGGAATAAAGGGTAACGTCATCTGCCTCGTAAGCATCGGAATCGAAATTATATTTCATCTCCAAAATTTGTTGTCCGGCCCTTTGTATGTAAAGAATGGCATTCCCAATTCTAAGCGGCATACAGTCTGCCACTTCATTTGTGGTTTCATTCTTAACATTAATATTGCTTGGTGTAATGGGATTATCATTACCTCCGGCAGCCCTGAATTCTCCACCAGGAGTACCTATAATTAGGGTTCTGGCTGAGGCAACCCAGTGAATAATATTTACTTTATTTGACCCAATCGTAAAAGCAATCGGATCATCATCTAAGGTTCCTGGAGTGTGATTATCCCATTCCTCCATCTTAGATCCCCAAAATGTTTGCGGAGACGTAGCGGTTCCCGCAAAAATCAATCTATTTTCATGAAATGTAACACTACATGGAAAACCCCGATAGGTTGACCACCTTCCCTCTCGATGTGCATCTGTAGCCCCAGTTTCGGGCAGGGTGGTTTTCACCGTAGCGTGGCAGTGTGTAGTATCTTCCACGCTGGTAATTACAACATATCCCCATTTCATGACTGGGGGGCTGCTGGTATCAAAATATCCTAACCTCCAAAGGGCTCCAACATGACCTGAATACCAGAGGGGAGCGGTTGCCACCATAGTAATATTGCCAGTTGCGGCAGATGGGGTAATGCTCGATGAAGCAACTTGTTCGAAATATGGGCCATCCTCAAATTCAATCGTAGTCAATGTCCAGGCCACAGAAGATGTTCTGGTTAATACTCGAACTTGGTATAAAGGATGGACAATGAAAAGATTATCGGCATTTTGAGCCCACTTTAATAACGTGAGATCGGATTCAGTATATGGAGAAGTTAATAATTCAACCGGGGCATATTCTTTACAGATTACATTATCAAGATACGATGCCCCATTTTCCTTTCTTAAAAATTGAATATAAGTAGTAGTCCCGCGAGCGATAAAGGTAAGTTGTTTTGAACCTACCGCGTACTGAACATCGTAAATAATCTGACTTCCCTGGGTCGAGGTTCCAATTCTTACATGGAGGGGATTATTTGTAACATCAAAAGTTAATAAATAGGTCTTACCCGAAACCGTAGTAATAGCTTGACCAATTGATCCCTCACCGTCAGCCCCACCATCAAGTTTAGCCTGAGCACTTTCCCAAATTGCCGTACCTGGGGATACCGAATAATTCACCCAACCGGCAAGATCTGTAGTAAAGGCCCCATTGGTAATAAGATCGCCTCCTGTCACCTGACGGATTAAATATCCATCCATGAAAAAACGCATATATTGATGGCCTACCTCTACCACATAAGCCTGGGTAGTACCAAATTCAAATGGAATAAGACGACATTGTTTATCATTATATTTGGCGTAATCTGCCAAATGAAAACCTGGCCTTCTGGTTGCCCCACCCTGTACCATTGGAATCCAATTTTTCATTGTACCAACAGCATTAAAATATCGATCAATATCGGCTCGTCCTTCAAGCAGGGGAGACAATTCACCAGCATTTAAATTATTCTGTGAGTATTTTGTTGTAGCCATTCCTATCTCACGGAAACAAGATCATCGGATATCAGTTCTTGGGTAGACCCCTCCATTGAATCAATGGAACGGGCATCACTGAGTTTTTCCTTATATAAATTCCATGCCACAATCCCCATCTGTTTATCTCCGGTAAGTGGATATGCCAATACTTGAGTCAATAATGCAACAATGGCCTGGTAAAGCAAAGCATCGAATTCCCCTGGATCAATTATTCTTTTAATATATTTTAAATTTACAGATCCTTCGTCAGTTAAAAGTTTAAGTCCGATTCTTTCCCATTGGATAGAAACATCTTCATTAATTAAAAGGGGTCTAATACAAAACGGATCTACGGGGAGTTGGTAGGTATAGGCGTATTTACTACCGGAAATAGCAGATGATCCAGCCAATATAGCAAGATCCTGATATTCGATTGCACACCTCCAGGGATAGACCCTTAAAACCGCATCTCTAATATCAGGATAAAATCGTTTACAGAGACGACCCTTTTTAGAATCCTCGTCCAAAGACATAATTGGAGATTCACCGAGTTGTCCCAAGGCATCGGAACACAGTTGAACTTCTGAAGCCATTTTTTACTCCGTTCATTCTTATTCAAAAATAAAAAATGTTACATAGCAACTCATGGCAGATCCAGGAGCTCCGGTTGCTGTTAATTTTGCCTTTCCACCGGGAACGCAATGAAACACATCGGTTGAAGCATTTAGTAATGTAATCGCATTTTCCGGTATGGCTGCCTTTGAATATATTTTATCCATGGCAGAATCATATACCTCCAACGTCAGTGTTGGCGTACCAGAAAAATCTGGAATCTTTACCTTTGTATTTCTTATCAGTCCGGCATCAACTCCTTGTGGAAAATTTACCTCTTTCGAGGTGTCGGCTGCTCCAAAATCAAACTGAAGCGTAAACCATCTCATTGTAATCCTCCTTTTAAACCATTGTATTTCTAACTCTGCCCCCAATTCCATTTCGATCCAGCTAATTAAAGCCCTTCGTAATGGATTAGGAGTCTCTAATTCATTCCATGATACAATTGCCCTGCGGTTCCCAATGGGTACTTCCAATTCATTCCAGGAAACCAAGGCCCTTTTGTCAGTAGAAAGTGCTGGAACTTCTAATTCTTCCCATGAGATTCGAGCCCTTCTTGCACCTTCTGGTGCTTCTAATTCATTCCATGAAACCCGTGCCCTTCTTGGGGCGTTTGGGGCCTCTAACTCTTCCCATGAAACTCTTGCCCTTCTTGGTGCATCGGGCAATTCAAGTTCTTCCCATGAAACTCTTGCCCTTCTGGAAACATCAGGTATCTCAAATTCAACCCAACTAACCCGACCCCTTCTTTGGGCATTAGGAATTTCAAGCTCACTCCAGGAAATTTCTCCACGCCTATCGGTGGATGGTGTGCCCCCAAATAATAATAATAAGCTCATTATCCAAGAATCCTTCTCCCGCCCCGCATTCTTCCAATACAATAGGTATTGCCAAGAATCGGAATCATTGCCCTAACACCCATTCTGTAGGTTTTGGCTACAGCCAGACTGCTCGTCACCGACGGATTTTGAACTGCTCCGGTAATCGCTGCCGTCCTGTCGTTAAGAACGACCCCGCCGTAGCTCGCCGCGCTTCCCGTATCGAACCGCTCCGTAAAATTGGTTATGTTGCCGACCGTGGTCGTCGTCCCTCCGTTGTTGTATCCCCGTCCAACCAGATCAATCACCTGTTGATAAGGTTGATTGATCGCCGGCGCGTCAAGCGGCGTCCCTGAAGCCGTGTATTCTATCCATCCATTATCCCGGCCGAATTGATCCAGCCCGATCCATGCGGGTTGCCGAATACGAAAAGTGTGACTTTGAGCAGTATAATAAAAAGTGTTATTATTAAACCCGATGCCAGCATATCCACTTGAACCCGCTCTCGGTGCAATACAGGCGGCTAAAAATATACCGAATCCGTTGGTTAAATCGTATCCCGAAGATAAAAGAACCCATCCGTCACCCAAATCTTTAGATACTCGCAAATCTTCTATGGTTTGGGTTCCAGTGGGAGCCCCCCCTGCACACACCACAACAACCAAATCTCCCGCCAATGTACTGGCATTCGGAACAACGGCACAGGCACTTGAGGTACCAGTACCAGTTTGCAATGTTCCGCTACCCACGCTTGTATAGGCTTGCAACCCCATGCTCATATTAATCCTGCAAAATAGTAATAATAAAAATCAAATCACTGGTTGACCCATACGTTGGTGTCGCTCTAACAACCGCACCAACATAAAGATCGGCCCCATTAAGAACAATGGGTAAACCTACATTTATCAGGGTTGAAATACTATTCAACGGGGTTCCAGGCCATGCGGTATTGTATGGGCCAATAGGTATAACACCAAGACAATTCGCCATATCTGCATCAGACATAGCGACTGCTGCATTATCTCCGGCCCACGTTACCGATCTATCAAAAAATAACAAGTCCATAGCTGCACGTTGAGCCTGTGTTTTATCAATCACTAAAATAGATTGAATAATACCTGATCCACCTGATTTTCTTACGGCGGCAGAGAAATTCATCAAACCGCCAATGCAGTCACCGGAAGCATAAGCAGATGTAGAGATGGTTGGTGTAACAGAAATTCTAATTGTCTTTGGGGCCGGACGAACCCATTGTAAACCTTCATTGTCAAATATCTCAGGTTGATAATCACCATCCGTTCCACCAAGGGCTGCGGGAGTATCTTTTCTAACTCCAAGGGCTGCAATACCTCCGTCGCCAGATTGATGAGCATCATCTTCTTTGTGCCCGATCATTGTAGCATCATCGGCCACACCAACGGCCAATTTTACTTTTTGATAATGATCTGTTCCAACTTGGTCGGTGGCTATAGTAGTTCCAGATCCCGCTGTAATTTGAACATTGTCAGCCATAAATTATTCTCTCCGTTATGCTTGTGTGGCTACCATTCTCACATAAAGTGAGGTATAATCCGTAATGGCATCAGCTTCACCAGAGGAAAGCGAATAAGCATCCGTCGTGAATGTTTCGGAAATGCCATTAAAAGTTCTGGTGCAAATTAGGGTACCAGGCGTACCCTCATTAACATAACCCTGTCTTAATTCCACTACTAAATTAATGGTAGCTCCTCCAGCGGCATCCTTAGCGTACCTGGTACGCAAAACGTGACCACTTGAAGAAACCGGATCTTCCAGGTTAGATAATTTGGTAACATACACTGAAGATGATGGTGCCAATGGGGATCGAATATAATCCGCATCGTCATATGTCACTTCATCAATCTTGGTATAAATATTAGAAGAACCACCACCCTGATCTGTATATCCTCCTGGGTTATTGGTATCTGCTGAGGGTCGTCCAAACTGTGCCATGTTTCTTACCTCTTTATTTTAGTTCTATGAAAATCCATGGGTCTTTTAATTTGCAAATGACAATTATGCCTACACCAATGAATCACCTTTCCGCCAAACCACGGAATTTGAAAACCTGGATTTGGAGAAATGCGAAGATAAAACGGCTTCACCGGTTTTTTTCCAAATTGAAAAATCAACATATAATAATTTCTCCCGATGAAATAAAAATGGGGTAGGGGAAGAGATGCCAACCCCTACCCCGCAATTGCGTGGTTTAACTACAATAATCTAATTAATTCTTAGTCAACCACATAATGCAACCGTAACCATACCTTATTTCCGGCAACGGCAGCAGCACCACCTGTCGTAATAACAGGGGCATATCCACCAAAATCAACCCCATCGACATTCTGAACATTGTCTTTGTCGGGAAGATCCTGAACAGCCGTGGCTGCACCAACGGCAAGGGCGGCAGCAAGGTTTACGGAATTAATGGAAACTTGAAGCGTACCAGAAGCTACCATAGCCTGAGAATAAAGCCTTCCACCAACGATCCTCGCATTTTTGGGAAGCAAGGAACCAGTAATGGTAGAACCACTATCCACATAACCAGCAAGCCAGGTATATGTGGTGACATGAGTTCTAATTCGACCATGTTTCTGATAAGTCGCTAAAAGTTGAATAGGAACAGATTCAAGAAGTGTCTGTTCTGCGCTTTTTGCATTGATAGTAGCCATTGTGAAAATCCTCCTATTGGATTAGGCTTCTTTAAGAAAAGAAGCACCCCGCCCATCAGGGGTCGGCGGGGGTCAAAGATTATTAATCGGTTGCCAAGCAAGGAATCTCAACTACTTTTTCATCCTCAATCCTGGTTGCACCAAGATCCATACTTGCCCATACATAAACAGAAAAGTTTTTGTCGGCCCTTTCGGTGATACGAGTTTTAATATCCGCACCAATCGCAAGACCAACTCCATTTTTTGCCCAAGCATAGGCCGCCCGATACGTTCCAGTGGTGACAAGCGGAAGGGCTTCAACCCGAACAAACTTGAATCCCACAAAGGTATCAATTTCACCCTGGACTAAAGCCTTGACCACGTTATAATCACTGGACGTAACCTGGGTTGTTCCCAGGAGGGAATCAATCGATTGAGATCGGGCCACGATAAAACGTGGTTCATTAGGATCGACCTCGTTTTTATCCAGGATAACTTTTGCCTTTCTCAGTTTTTCAACCGTAAGGCTTGAAGGGGTTCCGTCCTGGGCC